TGACGAATAAACTACTGCCCTCTGCGCCAACAAGTTCTTCTTAGTTACTGGGTCTTTAGTCCTTGCCAATGCTTTTTCTATTTCTTTAAAAACGTCTTGCAAAGCATAAGAAACTTTAGATCTAATATTTGCAGGTGTTGTTGACTTCATGGCTCTTTTAACAATAACATAAGGAGAAGCGACTACACCCATCCCTAAAGCATAACCAGCATTGGCTACTTTACTTAAGGCTGAGTCAGCAACTAATTTATGCAACCCTAGTTCTTGAATATATCTTCCCAAGGCGCTTTTAGCTTCATTAGCTGCTTTAATTGCCATGGTGTCTTGTACACTTAGTACTCTACTTTGTCTTTTAAGAATGTCTTCAGCCTCTGGAACAACGTCAAACACAGCCCTGTTTCCTGCCTTTCTCACTGCCTTAGCCGCTAAAACCGCTGCGTTTAAACGGTTACCGCCAGCGTCCACACCTCTACGTTCCATCCTGTCCATGAATATACGACGTGCGTTAAAAAGACCTTCAAAAGTGTTACCTTGTTCGTTAAGTATAGACAAAAACTCTTCATAATCGTCTTTCAAATGATTGACAGAAGCGTCAGTCTTAAAGATAGTTGGGTTGTTCTTTTTTATTTCCCCAAACTCTTCAATTACTAACTGCCTAAGTCTATCTGGGTCAACAATACCCGCGTCCCTTCTTTTAGCCATACCTAAAATAGAGGCATCTAGTTTTTCTAAGTACTGCTGTGTCCTATTTAAGTTTTCTTGCAGCGTTCTATTACCTCTAACTCCTGCTAGTTTTAGCTCATCTACGACTTCTAACTGTTCTGGAGTTGCTAACTGCTGCTGTACCCTGAAAGGACCTCTAGGGTCTGTGGTTAATTTAGCTTGTTCAATAGACTTTTTAGGAGTTGAGTAAGCTATGTTATAAACGTCTCTGTCAATACCAGCTAAAGGAGAAGTAGTCTTTCTAGTCCCTACTTCAGTTACTTTAATAGGTTTTAAGTCAGGAGAAGCTTCATGAATGATTCTTTTAGGAAGTCCTAATTGTATATCAAATATAGAAGTCCAGTTTGCAGCGTCATTAGGATACATCTCTGAGTACTCTTTCCAAGCTTCAGAACCCTCAGATAAAGCCTCAATAGCTCTTTGACCAGCTTCAGTCTGAGCCGCTTGGTTAAAAAACTCCATTGCACCTTCTTTAGTCTCGTCAGGTACTAAGCCAATAGCTTTTGAGGCTCCTACTACAACAGTGTTCCCAATAACATCAAAAACAAGAGCAACAGGTGAGCCAATGCTTTGAAGCAGAACTGAAGGAAGTCCGGTTCCTGTTTTTACTGACTCTTTAGTCCATACGTCTTCTAAGGAAGGTGCCGTAGTCATTGTTTCAACAGACTCGCCTATCCTTTTCCCTATAGCCTCACCTCGTTCAACAAACCTTTGTCCCGGTTGAACAAATATTTGTTCTACTGCAGTAGGACCTTGATCTTGTTCAACAGGCTTGTTTGAAAGAACAACTTCTCTTACTTCCATAGCTCTATTAAAGGCAGCCGTATCGTCTTCAGGTTTTTCAGCCTCAGGACTAACAAGAGAGTAACCCATTGCTCTTTCAAAAGCTTCTTTATCGTTAGACATGATAATCCTTTTAATCGATGTTTATTTCTTGGAATCTACCGTCCACAAGTTTGTACTTAGTTCCTTCAGGTCCTTGAGGAGCGTAAAAAATAGAACCTGTGTCTAGGTCTTTACCGTACCCAGCCGCCACATACGTGGGACTATTCCAGTCTATAGCGTCTGAAGGAACAACACCGGAAGCAACTTGTTGTATTCTGTCCAGATAACCAAATATTTTTTCTAATGAGTCCATCTGAGCGTCCATTGACTGCCCAATGTTTAGCGTTGCTACTTCTGATTGCAAAGCATTAAGTTCTAAGTTAGATACTTGTCCTAAACCAGTAGCTCCTCTTTCTGATGCTTTTTTTAGTTTAGCAATTGCTTCTAAACCCAAACTCGCTTTTACGGAGTCAATTAAAGTCCTTCTGTCGTAAGCAGTTGTACCGCCTATCCAGTTACCAAAAAGTTGACCAAGAAACCCTGAAGATGTCCAACCATCATTGTACTTTCCGTCTTCATCCATTAAGTCTTTAATATCGCTTTTAATTCGTACTACCTGAGAAACCCTCTCATTGTCTATTTCTTTCTCTTGTAAAGTCCGTCCAGCAGGAACAGTACTAAGTGTGTCCACCAGTTTTCCGTCTTTAAACACACGAATATTATCATCGCCTTTAGAACCTTTAACAACATCAATTTTAGGAGCAGTAGGTTTAAAAGGTCTCTCTGCCAGCATTTCTCCTGTTACGGGATCATAAAGACCCGCTCCGGGAGACAAAACCTTTGATTCTTTTGGTTTACGAGATTCTTCTATAGTCTTTCGTAACTCTGCTACACGAGGCTCTAAAAGAGAAGCCCTATCTCCTGCCTGTGCTGCCGCCCTAAGAAAATTACCTGACCGCTTACGTAAAGGCTCTGGAATTGTTGGGTCATTTTGGTAGTCCTGTAACTCAGACATCAGCATCTGTGCTCCAACCCTAATATCTTGTGTTTGTTCTTGGACTTTCCGTTGTTTCTCTTCTCCAGCAATAGCAGCTTGCATTACTTTAGCCGCTTGTTGTGGATCTATAGCACCCAACTGTTGCCCCAAGATCTTCATACTTGCGAAGTCTCCAGAGGCTTGTGCGCCTTGTATCTGCTGCAGTAGCTTATTAACCTCTTGTTGCTTCTGCTGCTCTTGTCTACGACCCGGAATACCACCAATAGCTTGACCCAAGCCAAACATGCTTTCCTGAAAGCCGGGTCTGCCTAAGTTAGCTAAGAACTGCTGTGAAAATTTAGCCATTATGTATTCTCCTTATTTAAACAAGCTACCAAGGGCGCTTCCTGCGATTCCAGTACCTAAAGCACCTGCAAGATTAGCTTGTGCTTGTGCAGCAGTCAGTAACGACTCTAAACCAGAAGCATAAGTTTCACCATAAGCACCAGCTTGTTCCGACAGAGCTTGTCTCTGGCGTTCTGCAGCAGTCATACCGGGTTGTAGTGCAGACAACAACTGTGCCTGTGGTACGTAACCAGCGGCTAACATGCCTGTTCCTAGCTGTGCCTGTCGTTGCTGCTCTTGTCCTGCAAACTGCATAGCGTTTAACATTGCTTGGTTTCTGGCTTCTTCTTGTGCTTTAGCCAACGCAAGTTGTTCAGGAGTTCCACCAAACTGTGCCGTACGTACGCCTGTGCGTCCCTGAGCCGCCATACGCTGCTCTAGTTCTAAACGCTGGCGTTCTTCTTCAGGAGACATGGCTGTACGCATACGTTGGTACACTTCTTGCTCACGCTGATCTACAGGAGTTGTTGCTTGTCCGAAGAACATACTTGCGTCTTTTAAAGCTTGTTCTTGTAAAGCCTGTTCTTCAGGAGAAGTAGCTAGTTGGTAAGTCATCTGACCCGTAACAGGATCTTCAACCATACCAAACTGACCTCCAGTAGCAGAAGTAACAGTGTACGGTTGGAACTCCAGCATACCTGAAAGCTTGTCTGCAAGACCGCCTTCACCAGCTAACTCTTGGTAGCCCTTTTCTCCTATCCTTCCTAGCTCATCATAAGCTTCTTTAGTAATAAGCCCACCGGCTGCCCCACCTAATAATTTCTGTAACCAATCTGGCATTAGTAAGTCCCTCCGCTAATCGTTCCCGTTGACAACGTACCCGTGAAAGTCAGGGCCGGTATCGTGACAGTCCCTGTGAACGTAGGTCCAGCAGTGTCTGCCTTTGTAGCTATTGCAGTTGCAATGTTGTCAAACTCAGTTTCAAACTCAGTTCCCTTAACAACCTTGTTAGGGTCACCTGCAGACAAAGTGTCCTTTGCAGCAAAGTCCGTTACTTTAGTATAATTACTCATATTGTTTTACCTACTAGTGCAAGTACATTGATTTCTTGTATTGACAGTTCGTTACCATTGATGCTTGTTTCCATGCCTATGCTCAAGGTTCCTCCACTGCCGTTAGTGTTTACAGCGTCTTTAGACGTCAAGATACCGTCAGAATACTGACCTACGGTGTACTCGTCTATACCAAACTCTGCTTTTGCTTGGTCCTTCAACGTGATGACACTTGTGTTGTAGGAAGAACCAAAGTCATAGTCCCACTTTAGTAGAATGTCAAGTCCACTACCACCTACTACCGTCGGTCTAATCTTTTTGAGAAACTTAAGTTTAGAAGGGTCACCAAAGGACAACTCAGGGCTAAAGTACTTGAAGCTGTAGGGACTACCGTTGTCTTGGAAACCTGTGTACTGCCCTATGCCCTGTGCGCTTCCTATGAGTAAGTCTCCGTTGTCCTTGCGTTCATAACAAGTGAAACTAGTGCCGGGCCAGCGCGTAACTCTGTATGACCCGTTTTCCAAAGTTCCTCTAATGTCAAAACAATAACTCATGTTTTGGTTTGTAAAAGTTAGTAGGTAGAAGTTTGCTTCTGGGTAATACACAGACTTGTAAACTTCGTTTGCTTCATTGATTAACTGTATAATGTCCGTGGTAATCGTACCGGACAAACTGCTTATTGGCATGGACTTTTCTTGTATCGTTCTTCCGAAGCTTCTTAAGCCAGTCTGGGAAAGAAAGATTACGTCTACACCAGTGTACTGTACCGTGTCTCTACCTACGCAGCCAACACCGGAAATAGTGTCGGACAAAGCCATAGTAGCAGGAGCGTCAGCACCTGAGTAAACTACGATACTACG